CTATTTTCAAAAAGATTAAAAAACATTAGAAATAAGTACTGAAGTGATCACTTTAAGTGATACTATATACTCCTAAATAAAAATAGTTTGATACACTAAAGTGTAATCACTTTAAGTGATACTATATACTCCTAAATAAAAATAGTTTGATACACTAAAGTGTAATCACTTTAAGTGATAGTATTTTTTTGTTTATTATTAAAAATAAAGGTTGACATTCGTGCAAAAATCAGTACAACTATACCCTGAAGCTACAGAAACTGTATTGGAAGATTTTTATTTAGCTGCTCACTCTGGTTCATTCGATAAATTACATATACCTCAGAGTGATGTATTCTACGTGAGAGCAGCTATAGAGGCGGACACAGGTGTTCGTTATACATTAGCGCACGTAGAACGTGCTTTGAAGGCAGAAGGAATGATTTAAAATGGCAGGAAAAGCGGTGGCTAAAAAGAAAGTAGCTTTGAAAAAGAAAAAGCCTGTAGCTAAAAAGAAAAAAGCTGCGCCTAAAAAGAACGCTTATAGGACAGGTGGATTAAAAGCTAGTGATGATCTTACAAAAAAACAAGCAAAGTGGGATAGAGATAAAGCGTGGCTTATAAAAAATATTCCGCCGGGATCAAGACAAAAGCAAATGATTAAAGTTCAAATAGGTCCTAGACCAACTGCAAAAACTACTAAATAAGGAATTTTAAAATGGCGTATGGTTTAACTAAATTACAAAAGTTAGCGACAGGTGCAGCTAAAAAAGCTAAGGCTGCAACAGCAGCTAAAAAGGCAGCAGAAGCAGCGAAGCGCGTGGCAGGTATAGCTAAGGCTAAGAAATTAGCAGCAGATGCTATGGCTGAAGCGGCAAAGAAAAAGCCTAAGCCTAAGAAAAAGCCAAAACCAAAGGCTAAGCCTAAAACAGACGCACAAATAGAAAGGGAGTTAGCTAGGGTTGATCCGGGTGTACCACCGGGGCCTCCGGTAAAATTAGTTGGAATACATAAAAAAGGTTTAACAGAGGAAATAACAGATAAAGTCATTAGACCAAGTAATAAACCAACGATTAAAGACCCTATAGCAGGTAAAAAAGCTAAGGGCGGTACTCCAGAAGCCAAAGCTTTAATTGCTAAAGTAGCTAGAGAACGTAAAAAGAAACTCCAGAGAGCTTGGGATGATCTAACTGCTTCTCAACAAAGGGCACAAAGAGTAAAGGGTAAGGATTCTAAATATTGGACAATCTTCCCTGAACACGGTGGCGGTGCTAAAGTACGTAAAGGTAGCGGTGCTAGTCGTTTAAGTAAGAAAGGAAGAGCAATGGAACCTAAAGCTGGACACAAAGACTATCGTAAAGGTGGATTATTTTATTAATGCCCTGTAAGAATTTATAAAATGCCTAAAGCAATAAAGGAAAAGCTTAGTAAGGCTGCAGATAAATTAGGTTTAACAGATGATAAAAAGAAAGCATATGTGTACGGAACCATGAATAAAAAGTTTGGACACAAAGACTATCGTACAGGTGGATTATTTTATAGGCGGGGAGGATATTCCAAAAAGGAATTAGAGGAATTTTTCCCCAAGCGTAAACAAAAAGCCCGAAGAAAAAAATATAAAAAGAAGGCAAATCGCTTACTAGCAGAATTAAGCTATATCACAAGTTAAAAAGAGATGCTCTGTAAGAACAAAAACTGTAACTGTGAAGATTGCCCGGAGGACTGTATCTGTGAAGGTTGTGCCCCGGATGTTTGTGATTGTTTTAGGCTGGCTGTTGATACTCGCCGCCCACAGGACGACTTCGGTTATATAAAAAAATAAATAAAAAAAGCTTGACAAAGACACTATAATACACTATATTATATTTACAACTGCTATAATAGGGTTGTTATATATACTTGCTGAAAAGGAGAAACATTATGAACAAGGCATTAGACTTATTTAAACAGATGTCAGTTGGCTTTGATGATAGCTGGCTACCTGAAACGAGACTCGTATCATCTTATCCTCTATATAATATTGTAAAGCAGGATGATAATCAATTTAATATTGAGATTGCATTAGCTGGTTGGGCTAAAGATGATCTCGAAATCTACGAAGAAAACGGAAAGCTGACGATTGCAGGTAATCGTGCAGATGAAGATAAGGAAGAGCAGCAAGAGTTTGTTCATCGTGGAGTGGCACGGCGTAAATTTACTCGTGTATTTAACCTTGCGCCTGATTTAGAAGTAGATAGTGCTGACTTTTCTAATGGTATGCTTGTAATAAACCTTTTACGGGAGCCACATAAAAATCAGAAAACTATTTCAATTTCATAAATTGGGAATAAAGTTCGTCTTTAGAAAGGATATAATATGAGTATGAAAAAATCATTCTGGCTATCAGTTAAGGCAATGGCTCTATCTGGTATGCTGTTACAATGTGGTGCTTCTAATACACTAGCAGCTTCCTGTGGTCCTCAGCATGAAGAGATGTTGGACACAGCTATACGAGTTGATACCTCTGGTTCTGGAACTGTACTGTATTCTAAGAAACATAATGAAGAATGGGAATCATATATCCTAACTAACTTCCACGTAATTGCTCGTCAAATTACTTTGCGAGAAGTTTGGAATCCCTTAAAGGGGGAAAAAGAAAAACGTGAAACTAGGGAACCTGTTACTGCGTTCTGGTTTGACTACGTAAAGTGTGCCCGTTCTGTGGGTACTCGTGGGCGTATTGCAGATATTGTAGCCCATGATCAACAGCGTGACCTAGCCTTACTTCGTTTGAGAGATACTGAACGTGGTGTCGAGCGGATTGCTCACCTGCTTCCAGAAGATGAGTCTCCTAAATTGGGCCAGACTGTCTGGGCTATTGGGGCCGGACTAGGCTTTCCCCCCTCTATGACTTCCGGGGAAATGGCTTTTGCTGAACAGATGATTGAGGGTTATAGGTATCAACTAGCTACCGCACCTATTATCTTTGGTAATTCTGGTGGTTCATTGTTCAGCTATTCCGAAGTGCGGAAACAATACGAAATGATTGGTGTACCCTCTCGTGTATCTGCCTCTGGATTTCAGGCAGTAACTCACATGGGCTGGTCAATCCCAACGGAAACTGTAAATGAGTTCTTACGGGAGAACTTTCATGGCTTTATTATTGGTGATAAATACTTAGAAACAAAAGATCGTAAACCTACCCCTAAAGAGAAATAGGATACACAAATGCTAAAGCTAATTTGATGAGTAATAAGATTACAAGTAAGTATGCCATAGTCATCCCAGTAGTTATCGCTGTATTTACAGCAGCAATAGCATGGGGACAAATTCTCCAACAGAACGGAGAACAAGACAGGCGTATAGCGAACATTGAAACAGCTATAGCAAATATCTCAGCATTTACTGCACGGCAAGAACGTATAGACGAGAGAACTCTCAATATACAACAAGAACAGAAATCGCAAAGAGAAATGCTTGAAAGCATCATACGGTTTTTCACTATATACAAAGAAGAGAATGAATAGAGGAATGTCTTAATGGATTATCTTGCGCTTTGTAATAGGGTTCTGCATTCTCTAAACGAAGTCGAATTAACTGCTGCTAATTTCTCCAGTAGCAAGGGAATTCAGACAGCCGTTAAGGAGTTTGTAAATCGCTCTATTAATGATATCTATTCGGATGAATTAGAATGGCCTTTCTTGCATTCCGATACGACACAAGTAACTACTGCCGGAACAGCAGAGTATAGCTTACCAGCAGATTACCGTAACATTGATTACGATTCATTTGTACTACGCCCAACACAACTTCTAAGCACAAATGAATTTTCTTCAGATGCTAGTTGGTCGCATACGGGAGGATCAATTTCAGGGGGATTACTTGTCCTTACGGCAGGGACATCTTCAGAACAAACTGTAACCTCTTTCGTTAAAAACCGTACCTATAGGGTAACCTTGAGGATGACGGGTACGGGTACTCTGACCTTGAAGGTTGGAACATCTTCTGGTGGGACACAGATTACAAGTACAGGCTTTACTGTGAGTAACCTTGGGGAAGGTAAACTTCATTCCATGACATTCACGGCTACGGCCTCTACTTTGTACGTTACTCTGGCAGGGAGTACGGCTACGGTTAATGTTGATTTCATAACGATAAATGAAGATACGCAACCAAAGGCACTTACATACCTTACGTATAATGGGTATATTAAAAATCACAAAGAGAATGATATAGCCAATAATCCTAGTAGTTATAACACTCCGCAATATGTATACCCAACCCAGGATGGTAAATTCGGCCTAACCCCTATCCCTGACCGAGGCAACTACACAATCGTATACGAGTATTGGACCACACATTCTGATCTTTCTGCAAATGACAGCGAACCTGCCATATACGCCAGATATCAAGACGCAATCATAGCTAAGGCAGAATACTACGTCCATCAATTGCGATCTAATCTTGATGCTGCTGTTATAAAAGATAAAGAATACCAGAGTAGACTTCTAAGAATGAGAATTGATTTGATCAACAAACCAGAATATATGAGAACGCTATAGATAATGGAAAATATCCAACAACAAATTGTATCACTTGATGGGGGATTGGTCCTTAACAAAGACCCGTTTACCCAACCCCCCGGTTCAGCACTACAATTGCAGAACTTTGAACCTTCTATTAAAGGTGGTTACCGGAGAATAGCTGGTACGAATAAGTATGTGCTATTAGAATTTAATGATACTAATCTAGGCACTACTAGTAAGACAGGTACGGAAGCTATCCTCCTTTCCAGTATCTTAGGATAT